TAGAATTTCTAACTTAGAATTTTTCTATTTAAAAATTTTAATAATTTTATTAAAAAATCTATTAAAAAAAATAGTTTTCTGTTTTTTTTATTAGAAAACTACTTTAGAAATAAATATATAAAGAGAACTATACGAATTTCATATATAAAGAAAATGGAGAACCTCATTATTACTGATAAGACAGTTATCAAATTCTTTAAAGAAAATCCACAGCTAGATGTAAATAGTATCAATCATGTTTTTATAGATATTTTGAAACAACTTTCAACTAATCTATCGAGTAAAATAGATAACACAATGACAACCCAAATATTATCTATTGTTTCTGAGCTGAAAGGAGAACTTTACAAATTAAATTCCGATATTTCTCTCAGGATGAGTGATGCTAAGCGAGAATATATCACTGATATAAAAGAATTGTTCTCACATTCCGAACTTTCAACACATGATAAGATAAGCCACGTTTTGGAGAAGAGTAATGAGGCACTTTTGAACAAAACAACTCTACTTATGAGCGAAATTATTCCCAAGAGTAATGATAAGAGCTATGCTTCGATCGAAGGATGTATCAAGCAATTTTTTGGTTCTATTTCAGAGGATACGAAAGCATTATTGAAGATGAATTCGGGGGATAAATCCGACGGATTGGCTGAAGATATTGACAAGAATATCAGTAAAATGTTCTCAAATATTCAGACATCTTTATTCAATGCTATTCAAGCAAGCGAATCGAGAACTTTTTCCAATATCCAGCAGATACATGATAATATTCTTAACCAAAAACAAATTCAAGAGAACCTTACCAGCGAACTAGCCGTATTTTTGAACAAATATAAAAATAATTCCTCTATCAAAGGTGCTGTGTCTGAGAATGAGTTATATACACTTTTACAATATGCCTTCCCAACAGACTATGTGAGAAATACATCGACTGAAACCGCCGCATGTGACTTCTGTTTGACCCGAAAAGATAAATCACTTCCTACTATTTATTTTGAGAACAAGGATTACTCCGCCACTGTCGATTCGAGTGAAGTCGAAAAATTTATTAGAGACCTCAAAGAACGTAAATCACATGGTATTTTCATTTCTCAACACAGTCCCATCGTATTTAAATCCAACTTTCAAATTGATTTTATTGAGAACCGTATCCATTTATATATCCCAAATGCAGGATATGATATAGAAAAAATCAGATTAGCAGTTAGTCTTATTGATAGTTTATCTATTAAAATGAATTTGATGATTGAAGAAGCCAATGATGAATGCTATGAGTTATCTATTAATGATTTTGAGAACCTGAAACAAGAATATTTGGATTTCGCACAAAAGAAACTGGATATGTTGGAATTTATTAAAACCATGACTAGACAACTTACAACTAAATTAGACGCAATTGAAATGCCCACCCTTAAAAAAATCACTATTGGGAATACTAATACCGCAACAAATAATGGGCACTTATGTGAAATTTGTCATATATTCTATGGCAAAAATAAAAGTAGTCTGGCAGCACATCAAAAAGCATGTCGTTTAAAAAATTCAGAAACACCAAAACCCAAGTGATAATGTAATGATTTTTTAGACACTAATATTGAGAACTTTTGTTCTCTACTTTTATGTTCAACAAAATAATTATTAGACCTCCCAATAAAACATTTCTTTTTATATATTGACCCATAAAAAGAAGTCTATTTTGAACCATCCTCTTTTTGTCATAAAGAATTAATATGATATTGAGAACAATTAATCCCAATTGGGGACTTTTTATTTTGTCTATCCCCAGTTCGGGGTCTTTTGTTCTCTACTTTCATGTTCAACACTCCTTATTTTGGACATCTCAGTAAAACATTTCTTTTTATATATTCATTCATAAAAAGAAATATATTTTTATAAACCTTCCCAATAATATACCTTTATTTTGTCATAAAGAGAACATTAGACCCCATTCGGGGACTTTTATTATTAGGATATCCCTAGGTTGGGGTCTTTGGTTCTCTACATTCATATTTAACAACTCTTTTATTAAGACCTTTCAGTAAAAACACTTTAGTTTTAATTTCTACGTTTAATATATAGATGAAAAAATATTTGAAAAAAACTTATAAAAGAAAAACATACAAAAGTAAAAATATCAAAAGAAAAACATACAAAAAAAGAAATTTTATAAAGGGAGGCGAAAATGAAGAATGTTCTATTTGTCACGAACCATTAGATACATCTAGTCAAAATATAACGCTAGAAAACTGCAAACACACATTTCACAAAAGTTGTTTGAAAAAATGGGTAGACGCAAGAAAACTAACAGCAAGAGAACTAACATGTCCCCTATGTAGAAAAACAATTATTCCCTCCGACGTTCCTAAAATAAATTCGATAACAGGAAAACGTTCCTCTGAAATTAGTTACGAGAGATATTAACCCCTTTTTGGGGACTTTTTATTTAGGATATCCACAGAATGGGGTCTTTGGTTCTCTACTTTTATGTTTTATAAAATAATTATTAGACCTCCTAGTAAAATTGAACTTAATATAATATTTTTATTATATCAACACAACTATGGATTTAACTCTATTGAAACAGGCTATACCAAATGATAAAATCACTACCACACTTCAAATTATGTCCGAATACAAAGACATACCACCAAAATGTAGATTAGTAAGGATCGATACTACAAAAATAGATAATAGTTGGAAAAAAACGAAGGATTATATCGGTAAGTTTGATGCTATACAATATTATAGCGCCAAACAGAAATTCTTAAACTCAAAAAAAGATATAATGGAATTAAAAGTTTCTGTTCCACCATATATTTACTTAGACGCGAATGGCCATATTGACTTTTGTAATGGTCGTAATCGATTTGCTAATTTAAGAAATCATGGCGTTAAAGAAATGTATTTTGTTATTGAAAATAAAGACTATAAAAAATTTATGAATTCTCCAAGACTTTAGAATTTACCCGATGCTATAACTCGAGTTTTAGAAACATAAGGATAATGGGCTTTCTCTTGGTGTATTCCATCCATCGTATATGATAAAGTAACTTTATCATCGCTTCCTATTTCAAGATTAATATCCGTTATTTCTTTCAAACATCTATGTCCAAACAAAGAAGAAACGTTATGAAATACTGATGGAGAACACTGTAATGCTAACTTATAACGTAAGGATTGTGTGGTATTGTCATAAACACATACTACCTCTGGTGGTAATAATAAATTTTCAAACTCGGCTTTTTCTTCACAATTCACTAAATAGTTACGAATATACATATAACCATCTGCTGTAAAATACTTGCTTATTCTATCAAACTCGTAACTTTCAATGATACGTTGAAAGTTTTTTCCAACTTTACCGCTTAAAGAAAACTGTTCGTCTGTATTGTTATAAAATGAACTCATAATAAACAGAAAATCTTTGTTGGTTCTATCAGTTAGCTCTATTTTTGTTTCCATGATTTTATTTAATTCTCCCAATATATTTTGTATAAATTCGTTTAACATATCAATGTTTATAATATTAGCTGCATGTATTAGTAGTATATGTATGAGTAAAAGTATACAAAATAAATATTTCATTATATTACCACCAAATAAGACTTTGTTTTCTATCAATTCAAAATCAACATCATTCGTTTTTTTTATAAAGATTGGGTCCCAATCAATCATAACAACTCTATCACCACTACATAATAAGTTCTCCATTTTGATATCCATACAGATATGGGTTTCGGCTATTCTATCAAACAAATCCATTGTTTTATGAAAATTATCAAGTGTTATTTTATAAGGATCCCCTTTTTTCATAACAACACATAAACACACCAATCGATTCATCGGCAGCACTTCTTCGGATATTCTGGGGTCTATATTGAAATATTTTATTTTTTTCTCTTTGGTTAAAAAATCTAATAATGGACCATTTATTGGAACTGCTTGTATATCATAAATTGGTAATGCGTTTCCTTTTCTTGATTGTTCTATGTTTATTGTTATTTCTTGAGCGAATAGCTTTAATTCATCTTCACTGCTTCCTGAGTTGTTTAAATTAACTATCTTATTTTTCTTATTAATATAAAATAGCTTTGTCCAAAATCTACAAATAACTTTTTCAGGTAAAATAACTCCTTCAGATAGTTTGGTTGTGTTTGATCTTGTTTTTTTTCTTTTGCCTAAGGGTTCTTCAATCTTTCTTTTTTTACTATTGGATTTTTTATCTATTGAACAAGATACTTCTTTTGCTATATTAAAGGACCCACTCATAAAATTTCCTGGTTCTAATTGTAAGTTCAGTGGCTTTGGTTCTCTTATTTTAGATTTTAACGAGTCAGTTGTAACTTCCCCTGTTAAATGAGTCATATTACATTGTCCATTAGTAAATCCACCGCCTCTTTTGTTACGTGTTCTTCGATTGGACTTATTACCAATAACCTTCGCAATGAAATCGATATACCTTGGCATATATATAATACATCTATATTTTGAATACATCTATATTTTGAATACATTTTTGTGACCTTTAATCGCCGATTTATCGGTTACAACGTAACAGTTACCTAATTACATTCACCACTTCACTGGTATAAATCTAAATAATTTTCATCATAAAAAGAATTATATTGAGAACATTATACCCATTTTGGGACTTTTTTATTGAATTATACCCACTTCGGGGTCTTTGGTTCTCTACATTTATGTTGAACAAAATAATTATTAGACCTCCCAATAAATCTATTTCGAACTATTCTCTTTTTGTCATAAAGGAATAATATGATATTGAGAACATTAGACCCCATTTGGGGACTTTTTTAATAAAATATACCCAGAATAGGGTCTTTGGTTCTCTACATTTATGTTCAACAAAATAATTATTAGACCTCCCAGTAAAACATTTCTTTTTATTACCCATTTATTGATCCATAAAAGAAATCTATTTTGAACCATTCTCTTTTTGTCATAAAGAATTAATATGATATTGAGAACATTAGACCCCATTTGGGGACTTTTTATTTGGAATATCCCCAGAATGGGGTCTTTGGTTCTCTACTTTCATGTTTAACAAAATAATTATTAGACCTCCCAAGAAAACAGTCTTTTATATATTGATCCATAAAAAGAAATCTATTTTGAACCATCCTCTTTTTGTCATAAAGATGTAATTCACGATGACTTTATCGGAAATATAAATATGTTTTGATAATACATATTTATGAAAAACATTTCTTTTCGTATATTTTTTGGAATTATCGCTTTTGTTTTATTATATTTATCCATAAAATTTATACTTTTACAAACATTAAACTATAAAAATGTTATCATTCTTCGAGATATGTTCTCAAAAAATGAAATTGAACAAATCCAATCCTGTATTGGCAATAAAGATGAAATACAAAATTGTTTTACACAATGCCAATCCACTATTTTACAAAGAATCCAATCCAAATTAAATGCTCCTTATATGCATGTCGGATTAGCCAGGCTCTCAAATAATAACAATAATGATGCACAATCTTTCCATAGAGATATCAAACCCGCCTGGTATTATAAAGGTCCCTATCCAAATGTCTATACGATCATTTGCTATTTCGACGAGGCCAGTTTATCTATGGGTAATGAAACCATTCTTTCAAAACCAGGCGATATAGTCATTTTTAATTCTACTAATCTTCATAAAGCAAATAATATTAGTCTATTTCAAAATAAACAACGAAGAGTTCTACAATTTTTTCATGTATTTTTTGACAAAACAGAACAAGAGAACTTTTATAAAAATAACTCTTTTTGCGAACATATCGACGGAACCGACTTTATGAGATATTTTACTTATTTATTTGATATCAAATTCCTTTTTGAATATTTCAATATTTCTCGAATTATTAATGATAATGATTGTAATACACCTTTTAGCACCAATATTCAACATACCTCCTATATTACCACTATAAATGGTATCGATTATTATCATTATTTTTAAACACTTGAAGAATTAAAATGTCCCATTTTAATTCTTCAAGGGTCGGATATCAGTAACAATTTGAAATGACGCCCTAAAGGGCGTCCCATTTTAAATCTTCACTGGTATAATTCTCCAATGGTCAAATATGTTTTGTCATAAAGAATTAATATGATATTGAGAACATTAAACCCCATTTCGGGGACTTTTTATTTGGATTATCCCTAGAATGGGGTCTTTGGTTCTCTACATTCATGTTCAACAATCCTTATTTTGGATAACCTAATAAAACATTTCTTTTTATGACTCATTTATTCATCCATAAAAATAAATCTATTTTGAACCATCCTCTTTTTGTCATAAAGGAATAATATGATATTGAGAACATTAAACCCCATTTCGGGGACTTTTTATTTGGAATACCCCCAGAATGGGGTCTTTGGTTCTCTACATTTATGTTTAACGAACCTTATTTTGGATAACCCATAAAATTGATAACCAATTATACCTTTATGACCATCTCATATTATTCCCTCTGTAAATCATGTCTTGCTCACGTATCAGAAACACCTATAAACCACTCGACACAGAAAATGATGAAGATTGTTCTCAAAGTTTTGAGAACCTTTTGAAAAAAGCCAAGAAAAAATTACGCGAAATCGAAAATCTCAAAAGCAAACAAACCGATAAAGGCGTTCTATCCAATGAAGAACTCGAAAAGATATCGTCTGAAAGCTACTGGAGGAATATTATAAATCCACCTGTAGAAACCCCTCGTGAATCGAAACCCAAGAAACCATCTGTTTCAAAAAAAAAAAAACAAAAAAAAAAAGCCAAGGAAAGAGAGAACAAACGCAATAGACAAGAAGAAGCGAAAGAATCTGAAAAAAGACAACAGGAAGAACGCGAAAGAAGAGAACGAGAATACCGCGAAAGAAGAGAAAGAGAACACATACAACAATTAAAAGACAGTAAATATAAAGTTCTCGGAAATTTATCTAATTGTCCTACAGCTAGAAGCATTTATGATGAGTTTGCAGAATTGTCAGAAACAATGGATATACGAACAACTTATCGCAAACTATCCAGGAAATATCACCCTGATAAAAACTCAAAAAAAGATACCACTCTACACCAACAAATTGTAGAACACCTTAAAGAAGTATTTTCAAAATAATCATTATATGGTTACTATATGGTTACTAATAACATCTATTGAGGAGACTGCGATTTTGCAACTCTTCTGTTTTTTATTCTTTCTTTCGTAAATTGTCATAAAGAATTAATATGTATATGAAATAAATGAAAAATATT